TCCGCGTAGATGCGCCCAACCGCAAGGAATGGGACATCCGCCGGGATATCATCTACAGCAGCATCCCCGGCATCGATGCCAAGAACAAGAACCCCTCGCGCTACAGCCGGCTCCCCGGCGCATGGCGTAGTCCTACCTCCCAGCAGAAGCTGTTGGCCACTAACCTCGGTTCAGAATCATGGGAGGACTACCTCACCTCCCGGGAGACCGATGATGACAAGTCCACGGTGGTCTCGATCAAAGACCTCATCAACTTCGATCCAGACAACGATCCCGACAACCTGATCGGCAAACGCTGGCTCACCCGCGGCTCCTCCATGATCATCAGCGGTGGTACCGGTATCGGCAAGTCCAGCCTCATGATGCAGATCGTCATCCGCTGGTGCCTCGGCCTCGACTTCTTCGGAATCAAGCCGGTGAAGCCATTGAAGATCGGGGTCATCCAGGCCGAGAACGACAAGGGTGACCTCGCCGAAGCCTTCCGCGGGGTCATCAAAGGACTCAACATGAGCGTCAGCGAGATCGCTATCCTCCAAGAAAACCTCCACTTCCGCACCGAAGCCGTCCGTACCGGCGACCAGTTCCTCGCCTACGCCCGCCGCTTCATCCACAAATCCAAGCTCGATGTCATCGTGGCCGATCCTTTGTTCTCTTACTTCGGCGGTGACCTTTCGGACCAGGGCGAGGTCAGCGTGTTCCTTCGCAACAAACTCCAGCCCATCCTACACGAGACCAAGGTCGCTTGGATCTGGATGCATCACGTTGCCAAACCTCAGCGTAAGGAAAGCAATGAACCACTCACCACAATGGAACTAGCCCACTCAGGCTTCGGCTCCTCCGAACTCGCCAACTGGGCGCGTGAGATAGCCGTTCTGCATGAGGTAGGCCAAAACAAACCTAGAAGGTTCCAGTTAGCCTTCTGCAAGCGCGGATCGCGGCTCCAGTCTAGCTCACTTCATCTTCAGCATTCTCCCAAGGGTATTCTGTGGGAGCAGTGGAACCCGATGCTAATGACCGGGGCGCAACTGAAGGAGCCTCAACCACCTCCACATCGGCCAAGGCGGCGCGCATAGCTTTCCACCAGTCTTCTCCACCAGCCTCTTCCTCCTCGGCAGAGGCTTTTTTCGCTGCTTCCATCAATGTTTCATCGACGACGGGTTCGTAACTAGGAGCCTCCTCCTCCTTCTTCGATTCATCCTCCTCCTTACGCTTACTCGGACGCTTCCTTTCGAGTTGGCCAATCGATCGTTCATGCTTCTTCACCGCGGTCTTCAGATACGCAACATCACGCTTGAGGTCATTGATGGTTCTCAAGAGCAACGAAACCTTGTCCTCATCCTGCGGAGGAACCCAGTCACACCCACGCCACTGCCGATGAACCATGTCATAAACAAGGACTTGAGACTTCTTGTTCCTCATGGAATTGAAGGCACGGATCGCTCGACCAAGCTCACAGGCGAGATTCGCCATTATGTAGGCCAGAACCTCGGACTTAGCCGGGTCGATGTCATGGCGTTGCGGGGGCGTCAGTCGGAACATCGACCGAAGCGTGGAACCATTGTCCAGATAACTCATAGCAAGAGCAAATTGCGTCATGGACGATCCAGCGTCAAGATAAAGGAATGTTGATTTTGCAGTGCACCCCAAAGAGTTACCATAGCCACTACTACTCTCCCTAGAGGGAGATTCACACTCCCTCTACTAGGGAGTTAAAAACTGCTTACGCCGCAAGCTTTTCGGGGGCTTTGAAGGCCCCCACGCTGCGGCTGCAGTTTTTGAATGACCCTCTACTGATTACGAAGTATCGGGTGGTAGGTGGTGGTTGTGATGGATGGATATGGATGTCGATTGCTGGAGTCTGGAGGGGTCTAGGAGCGCGTTTGATGGTTGGGGAGTGTGTGGATAGCGGAACCCCATTGAGCGGCCATAGCGCGGGCGATGCCGGGATAGGTCTTGGAACGCTCCTTCCAGCGGGTTGGACTGGGACCGAGTTTGTTCTGGCCACTGGGGGTTTGATTGGCCCACCTACCGGATGGTGGTAGCGGCAGGATGTCGGTGGGAACCAGCGGGGGTAGGTTCTTGAGCCAGAGACAGGTGCGCTTGCTCGCGTCATCACCGAACTGATACGGCTGGATAATCTGCGTGGGTTTGCATATACGAGTGTTGATAGCACCTATTGGGTTCTCTATTGCTATACGGGGGATGCCGCTATTGATTAACAGGCGCACGAAATCCAGTGCTTCCTCGGTCAGCTTGGGGTCGCGAAGTCCCCGCGTAGTCCAGTGCATGCCGCTTCCACAGAGGTAAGTGCAGGGCGGGAACGCGATCAGCATGTCCCAGTGCTGCTTGAGGAGATCCCGCACATCACCCCGGTAATGCTGGCCCACCGTGTCGCTTGGCTCGAAATCGCAGCTCCACGCATCCCAGCCTCGGGCCGCGAACTCATCGCGAACCCGGCCACTGTACTCACACGCAACAAGGATGCGGGGTTTCATTGAACCTCCACACTCAGGAACTCCCACCCGTACCGATGCGCGTCCTCCTCAGCAGCCTCGCGGGCCTCGCTGATCGGTTCATGGTAGCTGGAGTCCTTCACGATCTCTCCATCCGGCTTGAGGAAGGTGGCGACAATGGTTTGTTGGTTCACGCCGCCCAACCTACCGCACCATGATCCACCTCGTCAAGGGGTAATCTTTCATGGCATGGAGAAATCCCTGTACCCCGATTCCCGATTCTGGAATTCCGAATTCCGAAATCCGTATGGCGTATGGAGAATCTGGAATACCGCACCATGAGGTTCCGGGGCTGGGGGGCGCACATGAGCGGGATCCTGGACGGGTGTAACGGGGTCGGACACGGGATGTCCAATGCCAATAGCGGGGTGGGACATTCGATGTCCAAGGGGGTATCCTGGTTGCCTAGTGTCAAATCGAAAGTGACCAGTGAGCAGTGACCAGTGACCAGTGACCAAGTGACAAGGAAGGAAGGGAACCGACACACAAGGGATTGCTTGGCCGACTAGGAAGACAAGCGGCGGGCCCAAGGAAGGAAGGAAGGCGGCAAGCGGCATGATCGGGGCACCGGGGCAAACAAAAGGCCCCTAGGGGATTCCTAGGGGCTTGGCGGGGGCTTGAGGTTAGTTACCTGCGAGCGCGGACAGAACGAGAAGCAGAGTAAAGAGGAGACACAAGCCGAGGTAACCGAGAACGCGAAGGAGGGGCTTCATGGGGTCAAAGGAAAACGTGGGCCATTGTTCCATCGGGAAGGGAACCGGTCACGAAAACCCTTTTCCACGGGTTCTGCGATGGGGGCGTGGCCCGCTCCTTCCAATCTTCGGCAACGAATCGCTCAATCAATTGAAGGGCAGCTTCCCGATGGACCGAATCACCGGACAACTCGTAAGGGTAGGGGATTGTACGGGTTCCCCTTTCACAGGTTGCTTTGACTCGAGACCCCCGGTAATTCGTGGCGGGCAGGTATTTGGTTTTAATGGCTTGCATGTTTTTAATGGGCATCAATTGCCCGCAGAACCCACGGGGTTTTACCCCATGGATCCTCCGGAAAATTCAAGCTTCAATGAAATGCGTTGCACCGGAGCCGTGGGGCGGTATCCACACGTTTTCTATTCCGTTGCGGGCTCCGGCGCAGAGTTGACACACAGCGCATGGGGTTCCATCGCGATCGGAAGCGCAAAGGGATTCGCCAACGGAAGCTTCGGAACCCACGCGGAAAGTACTCCACCCGAGTGAGCGGGCGATCACAAGTTCCGCGATGGAGTCAACCGAGGCCATCAAAAGGGTGCGCCACGCTTGCAGTGAAGGTTTTCTCCACTGATGTGTGTAGCCTGTGTGACCGGAAGCCACACCAGCGATGGCCAAAGCAAGGGGAAGGGGCAAATGCGTGGGGTCGCCATAGGCTCCGAAGCGGACTTTGCGGCCAGTGAAAGCCTCGAGGGAACGCAAGGGAGGATAATTGCCGGCTTTCCATGCGCGCCAGATTCCTTGTGGAGCCTGCCCGGGGTTCACATAGCAGGAACGATCCACACCAAAGCGGCCGTCAACCTCGTGACCACGATGGACGCAAGATCCACAGATCAAACGGTCAAGGCCCGTGCGGATTGCTTCGGTAGGGCTCACAGAACGGACTAGGATCCAGATCTGGATCATGTCACCGGTCTTCCGATTGTCCGAAGGGGTTTCAAAGCCCGTGGCGATGATGACTCGGGAGTCGTCTTCATGAAGGAGAAAGCCGTTCAAAGGGAACCTCCGAGGCTTTCGATTAAAGCCACAAGAGCCATAAGGAGAATGAAGCCAAGGGCGCAAAGCGGGCCTTGGAAGCGGGGGGGGATTCGGAGTTTCATTGGATTAAATAGCGTTGGTGTCGATGAAACGGGCGGGAGCGGGAGCGAAAATGAGATTAAGAACCCAAAGGCCCGCGTCTTCGTCGCCTTCGATTCGTTGGTCGTCGCCAAAAATGGTGACTCGATTAGGAAACGTGTCGTAGTCAACGTCAACGAAACGGGAGCGTAGAAAGCTGATTGCAGCGTCAACGTTGGCGAATGAGACGGGGACATTGACGGGGAGCGCAGTTGCTACGCTATCGGCCACTGCAGTGACGAGTGATTCGTTGGTGAAGATCCTTGTAAGCTCTTCAATATTGTCAGCGGTGACGGTGAGGCCTAAGCCTAGGTCAACGCATTCTGGGAATAGAGTGTCGCCTATTTGAAGCGATCCGGTGAAGCCGTCTTTAATGTTTTGCACGGGGCGAGAATGCGACGGTTCACGAGACAAGTCAACTCGGGAATACAAGGAAGAGAAAAAATGCTATCGGGGGGAATGGCGAAGGTGGTTTCAAAAATTAAAAATAGTGCTAACCTGGCGATCGGTTTAGGGGTTGGACATGGAATGTCTGAGGGGGGGAAGAAGAGGGTTGGGAGACCCGAAATCCAGATATCTGCGGAACAGAAAAAAACAGCAACTCGAGCGGCTTACTTGGGTATGCCGGAAGATAGGATCGCGATCATCTGCGGATTTGCGTCCGGCAATCCAACTGGATGGGGGCAATATCTCATTCGCCATCCAGACTTTAAGAGGGAGCTTGAAAGCGCAAGGGTCACTGGCGAAGTGGAGATGCAAGGAAGGGTTCTGGATGCGGGCAACGGATGGCAAGGTTCCGCATGGCTCCTCGAACGTACTCGAGGATACGTTGCCCGCGCATCGCTTGAACATACTGGAAAAGGCGGCAAAGAGTTATCGGTTAGCGGCAATTTACTTGGCGCATTCGGTGGGCAATCTAAATAGAATAGGCAATAGGAATAGTATTAATAAACTATATGATCCATTGCTCATATTTAAATACAATAGGGGTACTACAATAGTGGCTATTGTATTACAATAGACCACGGTGGGGGGGGCCACCCCAGGGTGGGGGTGGATGTTACTTATACCCCCCTCTCCCCACCCAACCCAATTTTATGAGTGTCAAGCAAATTAAACGGAAGAAATCCCCTTCACTAGGAATGGGTTCGCATATCCCTGCATGGAAGCAGCGTAAGCTCCTGGAGGAGGCACAACATTTGGCCAACTTCCCTAAGATGATGCTGGGGCTTCGCGACACCTATCCTTGGCAGGAGAAGGTGCTGGGAGCGTTGAACGAGAAGCATTCGAAGGTGGCACTCAAAGCCGCGAATGGTTCTGGCAAGACGAGCATGGTAGCCGCATCAGCCGTTGTCTGGCACATGCTTCGCTGGCCTGGGAGCTTGGTGGTATGTACCGCTGGTGTGTACCGACAGGTGGCCGACGCTCTATGGCCGCATCTTCGTAAGATGATCAATGGATTGGGTGGCGAGGAGAATGGATTCTCGATCAAGGATGGAGAGATCCGCTATGTGTACCCGAAGAAGGTAGATGGTCAGGAGTTGGTGAGTAGGTGCATAGGGTTCAGCGCGAGCAATCCTGAGAAGGCGGAGGGCTGGCATGTGCAGGGTCCGAGCAATGATTTGCTGTATATTGTGGATGAGGCGAAGGCGGTACCGGACGGGATATTCCAGTCGATGGAACGGTGCCAGCCAACGCGGACTCTGTTGATGAGTAGCCCTGGCGGCTCCTCCGGTTATTTCTACGATGTATTCCGGCGCAACGATGGGAAGTGGAATACCTTTACGGTGACCGCGTTCGATTGTCCGCATATCCGGAAGGAGTGGATTGATGATCAGTTCGCCAGATGGGGAGAGGGTCATCCGCTTGTGAGATCGATGATCTACGCGGAGTTCATGGAGGACGACGGGAGTTTGACGGCGGTGAAGACGATCGATTGGCAGAGGGTGGTTAGTGGCCCACCTAAGGAGGATACGGAGGGTCAGCCATTGACCGCGGGCTGTGACTTCTCGGCTGGTGGTGATGAGAGTGTCCTCGTCATACGCCAGGGTAATACGGTTAAGGGGCTGGTGCGGTGGAGGGATAAGGACACGATGGCCAGTGTGGGTAGGTTCATAGCGGAGTTCAGGAAGTGGAATCTGAAGGCGGCGGATATCTATGCGGATGTGGGCGGTATGGGGGTTGTGATGTGTGACGCGCTCCGCTCTGAGGGTTGGGATGTGCGGCGGGTTAACTTTGGGGAGCGGGCCATTCGTGATGATCAGTTCGTGAATAGGGCGGCGGAGATGTGGATTGAGTTCGGGCGGATGGTGGAGGAAGCGAAGGTGAATCTGGGGCCGGTGGGAACGGACGAGATTCTATTGCAGCAGTTCGTGAGTAGGAAGGTGCGGACCAATG